TTGACCACGTCATGGTCGCTGAGTCTGACCGGGCAGCAGCCACCCGCTACCTCGAACGCCACGCACCGGACTTGATGGGCATGATCCTCGGGAACGCCGCATGACCGGGGCTGAGTGGGCTGCTGGCGAGTACCGGGAAATGCTCGGAGCCAACCTCAAACGAGTCCGACAAGAACACGACCCAGACTGCCCATGCGGCAGGGACGAAGCACTCACCGAACCCATAGAGCAAGGAGAAATGGAATGAGCACCATAAGCCTTCAAGTCTTCCCTGACCTAGAGCAAGGAACTGACGAGTGGTTGGCCGCACGCTGCGGGATCGTCACCGCATCAGTTGTCGGGCAACTGATCACGGCCAAGACCCTCAAACCGGCAGCGAACGACACTAGCCGCGGACTCGTCGCAACCCTCGCCGCGGAACGCATCACCGGTCACGTCGAACCCATGCAGGTATCGCGGGACATGGAGCGCGGCACCCTGGACGAACCCTACGCACGGGAGGTCTACAGCGAGCATTACGCGACCGTGACCGAACTTGGGTTCATGGTCCGCGACGACTGGGGCTTCAAGATCGGCTACTCCCCAGACGGCCTAGTAGGCGATGACGTGCTGATCGAAATCAAATCCCGGAAGCAGAAGATCCAACTCAACACGATCCTGGCCGACGAAGTACCGCTAGAGAACATAGCCCAGATCCAGTGCGGCCTGCTCGTCTCCGGGCGCAAGTTTTGCGATTACGTGTCCTATTGCGGCGGTATGCCCCTCTACACGAAGCGTGTTCTCCCTGACCCGCGCTGGCATGAGGCCATCATCGAAGCCGTTGCCGCCGCTGAAGACGCCATCGCCTTCCAGATCAGCGCCTACCACGCATCCGTCATCGGCCTGCCAATGACCGAACGAATCGACCACTTCCCGGAAATGGATATCTTCTGATGGACCTTGACATGACAGACAGCCTGGCACCGAAAAGTGACCAGTTGGATGCTGTGGACCTGCTTAGCGGGCCGCGGACGTTCACGATTGAGAATGTCAGCAAGCACAACGCTGAGCAGCCATTCAACTTCCACTTCAAAGAGTTCCCACGCGTTTGGCGTCCCGGAAAATCAATGCGCCGCGTCATCGTCGCCGCATGGGGTTCAAAAGGTGCGAACTACGTCGGGAAACGCCTCACGCTCTACTGTGACCCGTCCGTGGAGTTCGGCGGCGCTGCCGTTGGCGGATCCCGTATCAGCCACATGTCCGGCATTGACAAGCCACTCAAGGTGCCTCTGCTCATCAAGAAGGGCAGAAGCGCCATGTTCACCGTGCAACCCCTTACCGAGCCGGTGAAGCGTGACTTCCTGGCTGAGGCTCAGAACCTTAGCGGTGACGTGGACGCTCTCCGGGCACTCTGGCTCGACGCACAAGCAGCCGGCGAACCACAACAACACCTCGCAACCATCGCCGCCATGGCAAAACCCGCCAATGAGTCAGCCGCGTAACTGCCACAAGGAAGCGTTCGACACATGGACCGCCGCGTTACGAGTCGTCAAACGCATGCAGCGTGTCGAACGCATCCAAGGGCGCACCATCCACGGACAACAACCCTACAAATGCCCGGAATGTGGCGGGATCCATTTGACCTCACACTCATACAACAAGAAACGAGCAGCCTAACCATGGCTATCCCCACCATTTCCGATATCGCAGGAATCACTGCACCGCCAGAACTTAGATTCACTCCGGGCGGAAAGTCTGTCCTGTCCATCCGGCTCGCGTTCAACGACTCCAAGTACGACGATCAGCAGTCCAGGTGGGTGACCACTAAGACGTTCTACGTTGACGCCCAAGCGTGGGAGCAGACCGCTGAACGTCTCGCAGAACAGTTGAGCCAGGGCGATCAGGTGTACGTAACCGGCAGGATCGAAACGCAGTCATGGGAGGACAAGGACGGCGGCAAACGCTCCAAGCCGCTCCTGAACGTCCAATCCGTGCGCAAACTCGCCAAATCAGAACCGGCAGGATCCAGCCGAAACAACCAGAATCAGGGCTTCGGTGGCGGCGGGAACACGCAATCCGGCAATAACGTGCCGCCCCAAGAAGACCCCTGGGCGACACCGGGCGTGTCCAACGCGGGCGGATGGGGCAACGGACCCGACTCGGAGCCTCCGTTCTAGCCAACCCGGTGCGCCCCGCCACGACGGCGGGGCGCACCCTAACCCCCCAAGGACACAACATGACCTACCAGCGCAACCCGCTCGCTGCGCCCCTGCTCCAAGCCCGCGAAGCGCACGCCAAGACGCTTGAGGAAAACGAGAGGCTCCGCGGCCTACTAGCCGACGCACGCCACACCATCCGTCAACTCCGCGCCGACAAAACACGCCTCCAAGCACGCAACGCCGACCTCAAAAAATACCGGCCACACGCACCACACGAGTTAGCCGAACCACTAGACGAAGCCGAAGCCCGACTACGCGACGCCGCCAACGAAGTAGCGGACTGGCACCGCCAACGGAGAGCCGCATGAGCCTGCGACTAGGGGAACTCTGCGCAGGGTACGGAGGGCTCGGTATGGCTGTTGAGCAAGTCTTCAACGCTGAGACGGCATGGTTCAGCGAATATGACGCTGCACCATCCAAGATCCTCGCGCATCACTGGCCCGACGTACCCAACTACGGCGACATGACCAAGATCAAGTGGGCCGCAATCGAACACGTAGACATCATCAGCGGCGGAACACCATGCCAGGACCTATCCGCAGCCGGCCGCCGCGCCGGCATGAACGAAGGCACCCGATCCAACCTATGGGTACAAATGCGAGAAGCCATAGCCATCCAGAAGCCCAGGTGGGTTGTCTGGGAAAACGTGAGAGGGGCCTTTAGTGCCTGTGCAAGTAGCGAAATGGGACAGTGCCCGGGATGCATGGACCGACGAGAGCCGCATCGACCTTTTCTCCGAGCTCTCGGACGCGTTCTTGGGGACCTTTCCGACCTCGGGTATGACTGTCAATGGCGTGGCCTACGAGCTGCCGACGTGGGAGCCTGCCACGGACGATTCAGGGTCTTCGTCCTCGCCCGACTCCGAGACGTTGGAGTACCTCGGTACTCCAACGTCTCGGATGTGGAAAGGGGCCGGACCGGCTGGCGGGCGGACGCAGATCCGCAACAAAGCACGCGGCTTGATCGAAGCCCAAGTGATGGACATCGAACCTCGATTGCTCAAGACCCCGACATCACAACTGGGCGTGAACGGCGGCTCTCAGCATCCGGACAAGCGGAAAGCGGGCGGTCACGGTCCAACGCTGGCCGACGAGATAGAACACCTACTGCCGACGCCATCAGCCCAGGAGCCGGGCTTCACCATGGAGCCGGTGGACAAGCATGGGAACCGCCCAAAACATGGAGCTCAGCGCTGGTATCACCCGGAGACGGGCAGGCTCCTACAGAAGGGCGTCAGTCAAGTCATAGCAAACCTCCTGCCGAGTCCCAGGGCTTCGGATGGCGAGAAGGGCGGCCCGAATCAGAAGGGCTCGAAGGGCGACCTAATGCTCCCCTCGGCAGTGACACGAATTGGGGCGAGTACGAGCCGGCCATCCGCCGCTGGGAACGAGTACTTGGAAGACCAGCTCCCCGGCCAACTGAACCTACTGGACGCAATAACGGACACCGCCTAAGCCCACGCTTCACCGAATGGATGATGGGCCTGCCTGACGGCTGGGTAACCGATCCAGCCATCGGCATCAGCCGCAACGAGCAGCTCAAGGCCTGTGGAAACGGCGTCGTCCCACAGCAAGCCATCGCCGCACTCACGGACATGCTCGCCGCGTTCCAAACCCGGGAGGCCGCCGCATGACCACCCAACACCACAAGGAGAACTAGATGGCGCGTAGGAAAGACAAGCGTTCCTTCATCACTGTCCATGACGACATGATGAATCACCCGAAGATCAAGCGCCTGTCAGACCCAACGAAAGTCCATCTCGTAAGGCTGTGGGGGTATTGCAACAAGTTCCGCACTGACGGGCGCGTGACCGCTGTGGATGCAAAGGAACAAGGGCTGAAGGTATTCAAGGAACTCACAGCGGGCGCGGCACCGTTCCTAGAACCGATAGAGGATCCGGAGTATGACTTCTACTGCCACGACTACCTTGAACACCAGTGGTCCAAGCAGGAAATCGAAGACCAGGCAGCGGCGAACAGGA